GGCCGTCGACACGGGCACGGGTGCGGCATCTCGTGGCGAAGTGTTCACGATCGCGGGCGTGTTCTCGGTCAACCCGGAGACGAAGCAGAGCACCGGCCAACTGTTGCAGTTCACGGTGACGAGCAACTATGCGGGCGGCGCAGGCAACATCTCGATTTCGCCAGCCCTGTACAAGTCCGGCGCGCGTCAGAACTTCACGGCGTCGGGTTCGGATATTCCGGACAACACGCTTTTGACGTTCCTTGGCTCGGCGTCCACGACCTACGCTCAAAACATCGCTTATCACCGCGATGCGATGACGATGGTTACGGCCGACCTTGTGATGCCCGAAGGCGTCCACGAGTCGGCGCGGGAAGTGAAGGACGGCCTGTCGCTGCGCTACGTGCGCCAGTACCGCATCGGCACGGACGACATTCCCGCACGTTTCGACATCCTCTACGGCTACCTCGCGCAGCGCCCCGAACTGGCGTGCCGCATCTGGGGCTAGCCGCCTGTAGTTGACCACCAAGGGGCCGGGTAACACCGGCCCTTTTTCATTTGCGAGGCTGCATTGATCCGACCGCTTGCCGACCGTTTGCTGATTGACCCGATTCTCCCCGAGACCGAAAAGAACGGCCTTTGGGTTCCGCCTGAAACCACGACGTTCCGCTATGACCGACCAAACGAAGCAGCGGTCGCGATCACGCGGGGCACGGTGAAGGCGATGGGGCCAAATGCGCGTGATGTAAGTGTCGGCGACGTGGTGCAGTTTTCAGACTCATGCGGGCGTCCGTTCGATCACGACGGACACCGCTACCTCTTCATCCGCACGGATGACGTGGCATTGATCGAGGGTTAGCACATGGCTACCGGAAACATTCTTGCGGAAGGCAACACGGACAAGCTGAAACTCATCAGCGTCACGCTGTCGCCCGCGCTGATTGTCCTGAACACGACGGCGGAACAGACCTTCACGGTCCCCGGACTTGCTGTCGGTGATTGGGTCTTCGTCAACAAGCCGACCGCGCAAGCGGGCCTTGGCATCGTGGGCTGCCGCGTGACGGCGGCGAACACGCTCGGCATCACGTTCAGCAACAACACGGGGTCCAGCATCACGCCGACGGCGAGCCAGACGTATCTCGTGCTCGCGATGCGCTCTGACGCAACGCTTTCGGCGTTCTGATGTTTCCCGCCACGATGGTTCACCGCAGCGGTGCCGCGCAGGTGCGCGTGCATTCGCAGGAGCAGGCGGCAACGCTCGGCCCGGACTGGCGGCTACTGGTTACGCCTGCGGCATCACTCGCGCAGGCTCAGGAGGCGGCGCCCGCTGTGAAGCGACGCGGCCGCCCTCCGCTCTCCAAGGGTTAGCGCATGGCGATCACGACCGTTGGCGACATCATCACGAGTGCGCTGTCCAAAGTCCTCGTCAACAACGCGCAGGACACGCTTTCCGCTGCTGATACGCAGCTCGCATTCGACGCGCTTGGCGTGCTCATCGATGCACTCGGGATCGAGCGGCTTGCCTGCTACGCGCTGACTACGACCGCGCATCCGCTCACGGGTGGGACGGGGTCTTACACCATCGGTACGGGCGGGGCGTTCAACGTCGACCGGCCCGCGCGCATTGAAAACGCTTTTGTGCGACTGGCGTCCGGGTCGAATAACGTCGATTTCCCGGTCGAGATCATCCCGCAATCGCAGTGGGACACGATCCCGGTGAAAGACATTGCCGGCATACCACGCAAACTGTTCTACGACACTCAATATCCGCTTGGCACCATCTGGCTTTACCCGGAGCCGTTGTCGACGGATTACACGCTCTATCTGAATTCGTACCTGCCGATTGCGACCTACACGAGCACGGCAGACGCAATCGACCTGCCGCCCGGTTACAAGCGCATGTTGATTCACAACCTCGCAGTCGAGATCGCGCCCGACTTCGGCGTGAATCCGGACCCGATGGTTATCAAGATCGCGAACGAGTCCAAGCGGCTTATCAAGCGCATTAACACGCCTGACCCGGTAATGACGGTCGACCCGGCCATTGCCACAAAGCGCGGCACCTGGAACATCGTGACCGGCGGGTACTGATGCAAGTCAACTTGTTCGGCACGGCGACTGCGGCGAAGTCGCAGAACGTCACCAGTCAACGCCGCGTGAACCTGTACGCCGAGGTGCCGGCCAACCCGGACCGCTCGCCGTTCACGTTGTACTGTACGCCCGGTCTGACGCTGTTCGCTGACCTCACAGGAAATCCGATTCGCGGCATGTACTCGCGTGGGTCGTCCATTTTCGTTGTGCAGCAGGGCGCGTTATACGAGGTTTCAAGCAGCGGCACGGTGACCAATCGCGGAACGCTCTCAACCGTGGGCGGGACGGTGTGCATGTCGGACAACGGCGCGCAGTTGTTCATTGTCGACGGCGTTGCGGCATATACCTACACCTACGCAAGCACGACGTTTGCGGTTGTTGCGGATGCAGACTTCCCGAACGGTGCAACGACCTGCACCTATTCGGATCGTCTGTTCATCGTCGAGAAGGCCGGAGGGCAGCGGTTCTATCTGTCGGGAATTGATGACGGGCAGTCGTGGGATTCAAACGACTTCGCAAGCGCCGACAGCAACCCGGACGACCTCGTGCGTGTGTACGCCGATCACGGCGAATTGATCCCGTTCGGCACGTACACGACGGAATTCTGGGGATGGAACGGCGCGACGGACTTTCCGTATCAGCGGCTGACCGCAATCGAATGGGGCCTTGCTGCTAAATGGTCCGTTACGAAGTTCAGTTCCTCGCTGATGTTCCTCGGCCGCAACAGGCTGGGCAATGTTCAGGTGGTACTACTGAACGGTTACACCCCGCAGGCCGTGAGCACGCCGGAGATCGACACGATCATCAACGGCTATGACGTGACGAGTGACGCGACCGCGTTTTCGTACATGCTTAACGGCCATACCTTCTACGAGATCACGTTTCCAGACGCCGGCAAAACGTGGCTCTACGACGGCACGTCGGGTGTTTGGAGCGAAGTGCAAAGCGACGGTGGCCGGCACCGCGCGCAGTTCGCTGCCCAAATTGAAAACGCCATGTACGTTAGCGATTACCAGTCGGGGAAACTCTACCTGCTGGACCCGTCGACCTACACGGAAAACGGCGCATCGATTACGCGCTCTGTGACCACGCGGCACGTCTGGCAGGGCGGGGATTTCCTCTCGGTTGCTTCGCTGTGGGTCGACATGGAAACGGGTGTCGGGCTCGCCTCGGGGCAGGGCTCCAATCCGCAGGTGATGCTTCGGGTGTCGCGCGATGGCGGGCACTCGTGGAGCAGCACGCTCACGGCCGCACTCGGCAAGGTCGGCGAGTACGCGCGGCGCGTGCTGTGGCGCAGGCTCGGCCGCTCGCGGGATTTCACGTTCGAACTGTCGGTGAGCGACCCGGTAAAGGTCGTATTCCTCGGCGGCTTCATGGACCTGAAGAAGTGACCGCACCGAACCTCGGCCCGATCCAGGACGACACCGGCCAGCCAACGCGCCCGTGGCGTCAGTGGATCAACAACGTTGCCTTGGCTGCCGATGCCGTGCAGCAGAGCGGCACCACCGCACAACGCCCGACCGTGAACCTTTGGGCCGGACGCCCCTACTTCGACACGACGCTCGGCAAGCCCATTTGGCATTCGGGCGCGGGCTGGGTGGACGCGACGGGTGGCGCGGTCTGACGCGCTGCGCCTCGTCTATGAGGCGTGCAAAGAGCGGTGTCCGATGTCCTTTGATCGCTTCGCTGCTGCCTTCGACGGTTGGAAGGTGGTCCCGATCGATCGTGACGGCGAGATGGTCGCAACCATCTTGATGCGCGGCAACGAGATTCACTGTGCCGCAAAAGAGCCGGGCAAATGGCTCTCCCGGAAGGTACTGCGCGATTCCATCGGCGCAATCCTCGAACAGCACGGCATCTGCACGACCGCTGTCATGGCCGACAACTCGGCCGGTCACGCCTTCGTGCAGCGGCTCGGATTCAAGCGCACGACTAGCGGCGAAGTCGTCCGGTACGAACTCAAGGAAATGACCCATGTTCGATAAGCACTACATGAGCCGCGCGGAGACCCGCGCAATGGCAAGCGATCACCCCATCGGGGACGCTACCGGCGGGGCTGCATTCGGTGAGCGTAACGACCCCGCGACGGCGGCCGTTGCGATCGGCTCGCAAGTGGTCGGCGGAATCATGGGCAGTCGCGCCGCAAAGAACGCAGCCAACGCGCAGGGCTACGCGGCCGACCGCGCGACACAACTTTCCTATGACCTTGACGACCGCGCCCGCAAGGACGCGCAGCCGTGGACGCAGGCCGGTGGCGATGCGGTCCGCACGCTGCGCGACATGGTCATTGGCGGCGAGTTCTCGAAGCCTCTGAGCGTCGGCGACGTGACGCAGGAACCCGGCTATCAGTTCGGTATGGATCAAGGCATGACGGGCGCGTCACGCGCGCTCGGAAAGCTCTACGGCTACGACAGCGGCGCGACGCTCAAGGGCCTTGCACGCTTTGCGACCGACTACGGGTCGACCAAGTACAACGACGCATTCAACCGCATGAATGCCGATCGGGGCTTTCGCTACAACTCGCTTGCGGGGCTGTCTGGTGCCGGGCAGCAGTCGGTCGGACAGATTACGGCATCGGGGCAGAACCTCGGCGCGAATGCCGGCAACGCGATCATGTCGGGCGGCAACGCCCGCGCAGCGGGCATCGTGGGCAGCGCAAACGCGATGAGCAACGGCCTGACGGGCGCGGGGAATTCGATGTTGCAATACCAGATGTTCAACAAGTTGTTCCCGCAGAAAGCCGCGCCGGGAACCTCTGAATTCTTCCCGTAAGGACTGAGCATGCCGCTTGATCCCAATATCCCGTTGCAGATAGGCCAGCCCGTCCAGCCGCTCGATCCGCTCAAGGCATACGGCTCCGTTCTGACACTGAAGAACCTGATTGACCAGCAGCAAATGAACGGGCTGCAAATGCAGCAAGCGCAGCGGGCGGCGGACAAGGAAATGCGCCTGTCGGACCTCGCGCGGCGCTCTGGCGGGGACGAGGCCGCATTCCTGAATGGCTATCGGGAAGTGGACCCGCTTGGTGCGATCGATCTTGGCATCAGGACGCGCAAGGCCGGCTTTGAGCAATCCAAGATGGAGCGCGAGGCCAAAAAAGCGGAGTACGAAATGCTCGGCAAGCGCATTGAACTTGTCGGGCAGGTTCTTGGTTCACTTCCTGAAAACCCGACCTATGAACAGGCCGTTCAAGCGAGTCGTTTTCTAAACAAGGAAGGGATTCAGCACGACGAAAACGAGATCCCCAAAGACCCCGCATTGCTGCCTGACTACATTCGGCGGGAGCGCATGCGGTCGCTATCTGCTGAAAAGCAGTTTTCGGAACTCGCCCCGAAAAGTAACCTCGGCAAACTGTTTCAAGATCAAGAACGCGATCAGGCACGCACGGCGGCGCTCCAAGAGCCGCAATATGGTTCGGAGATCACCGGGCAAGGTGGCCGCGATGCAAACGGCAATTTGGTCGCCCCCGGGGTGAAGTTCACGGCCCCGCCCGATCGGTACGCTGCCGCTATCGCCCGCGAGACCTACGGCCCGGCGGATGCGCCGTTCCGCTACGGCCCGACCGGCAAGGTCGAAGGTGTGCCGGAGGTGCAGAACTTCCAGCGCACCAAGGCGCGAGAAGGCGCGACCGTCCTCAACATCGACAACAAGCAACAAGAAGCCTCGGCGAAGCAGATCGGCGAAGACTACGGCAAGCGGTTCGGCGAAATTCAGCGGGCCGAGTTTTCCTCGCGCGCGATGACTACGAAACTGACGCGCCTAAATCAGATTCTGCAAGACGTTGACACGGGCAAGTTGACCCCGCTGGGGACGCAGATCGCAGGCTATGCGCGGTCGCTCGGGTTCGACATCGATCCGAAGCTTGGCAACAAGGAAGCGGCGATGCAGCTCGAAAGCATGATCGCGCTCGACTTCGCCGAGAAGATGAAAGGCCCGCTGTCGGATTCCGACCGTCGGTTCGTGCAGTCAATTTCGAGTATGACGGACAAGTCAACCAAGGCCCGCGCGTTGCAAGTCGAGACGATGAAGCGCCTTGCCGAACGCGATGCACAAATGGCGAAGATGGCCCGCGACTACAAAAAGAAGCACGGCAAGTTCGACGAGGGCTTTGACGATGAAATGGCGCTTTGGTCGACGCAGAATCCGCTATTCCCCGACATGAACAGCATTGACGCAGAACTCAAGAAGCGGGGTCAATGATGGATGTCGCCAAGATGAGCACGGAAGACCTCCAGGCACTCAAGGCCGCGCTGTCCGGGTCGGTGATGTCGCCCGACGTTGTTCCGCTTGAAGGCGACCGATCGAAGGTGCCGGAAATGCTCGTGGGCCGGCTGCCGCTGCGCAATGCTGCGGACTTGACGGCCGCGCGCATGTTCAAGAATGACGATGACGAAGCGGTTGCGGGCGTTCTCAAGCAATCGTTGCTGGGCAGCGAAATCAAGTACGACATGGACCCGCAGACTGGCATGCGGTCGCCGTACATCATCCACGAGGGGAAACCGTACTTTATCAACCGCCCCGGCTTCAGCGGCGCGGACGTGGAGGGCGTGGTCGGCAATGTCGCGGGCTTTCTGCCTGCCGGTCGATTCGCCCAAGCCGGGAAGACTCTGACAAGCCAAGCCCTGCGCGCGTCTGGCGGCGCTGGCGTGACGAGCCTTGCGGGTGATGCCGTCGTGAACAACATGGGCGGAGGCACCGGCATTGACCTGCCGAAGGCGGCAACGAATGCGGCGATTGCTCCGATTGCACAAGTCATCGGCGCAAAGCTCTTTCCGGTCCTGAGCGGCAAACAACTCCTGGACACGTTTGGCAACCTGACGCCGGACGGCGCGAAGGCGCTGCGCACCGCCGGCCTTGACCCATCCGTGTTCACGAAGGAAGGGCTTGCGCGCCTGAATGACGCCTATCGGAAAATCGGCGGCGCATTTGAGAGTGATGCAATCACGGCGCTTGGGGCGAAGATTCAGGCGGATCAATTCAACATCCCGCTTACGCTTGGGCAACAAACCGGCAACGTGCGGCAGATTGCCCGCGAAGAAGCGATGCGCAACTACGCACGCGGCGAGGGCGCCGGGACGCGCATGGGGGCGTTCGATCAGCAACAGCGCGACGCTATCTCAGGCGCGGTCAACCGCGAGACTGGCAGGCTCTCAGGGCGTGACGCGGCATCGTTCGGCAATGAGTACGAGGCCGGCGCATCGCTTGGCAACAGCATTCAGCAGCGGGCGCGCGATCTTAAAGGCGAGATCAACTCGGCGTATGACGAGGCCGGCGCGAAGACGCTCGAATTCAAGGGCCGATCCCTTGGCGACTTGAAGAACCAAGTTGAAGCCGCGCTGAACGCTGAGAACGTGACGCTAAAACCGGACCTCACGCCGGCATCACTTGCTGCAATCGAGCGTGTGAAGGCGATCAAGAACAGCATCACGACAAAGGGATCGAACCCAACTGGCGCCACGTGGAGTCGCACGAAGTTCGAAGATGTGGACTTCCGCGACCTCGATACGACGCGCAAGCAACTGAACGGGCTTTACGACGCCGCGAAGAACCCGGCCGACCGGCGCGGGGTGCAAATCGCCATCAAGGCGTTCGACAAGTGGATTGATGACGCCGTGGACGCCGGCCTTACGCGCGGCGATCAGGGCGCAATTGATGCGTTGAAGAAGGCGCGCGAACTTCGCACGAAGTACGGCAATCGTTTTGAGGTGCGCAAGGACGACGCCGACGCCGGAAAGATCATGGAACGGATCGTCAACACGGATGTCACGCCGAACGAAGTCGCGAACCTGTTGATTGGCTACTCGGACGCCGGTCAATCACCCGTGTCCGTGCGCGTTGCGGCTCGGCTGAAAGAGGTATTCGGCGATGGTTCGCCCGAGTGGAACCAATACCGTGAAGCTGTCTTTCAACGCATGACGAACGGCCCGAAAGGTACGCAGACGGGCGCGCAAGCGATCGTTTCGAGGTTTGACAAAGCATTGACCGGCAACGGCATGAGTCTTACGAAGTCGATCTTCTCTGAGGCCGAGATTGATCGCATGCTCAAGTTCCGGGATGCACTCAAGCGCACGATTCCACCGAAGGGCGCGACGAACCCTAGCGGGTCTGGTTACGAGGTGTCACGCGCCGTTCAGGACTTTGGGGCAAAGCTGCTCGGGCTGAAGGCGGCGACCAGCGCGGACCCGGTCGCGGCAGTCGGGGCACTTGGTGCAAGGGCGGGAAGTGCGGCACTGAACACGCGCGCAGCCAATCAGGCCACGCAGGGCATCGCTATGCCTCCGGGTCGAGGGTATGCGGCAGCGCCGGGCGTTGCTGCTGTTGCTGGTGACGAAGGTAGGCGGCGAGTGCGTCGCGCTCGCGACGAGCAGTAATCCAGTCGCACCCGACCCACACAACCGCCAGCATTGCCAAGGCTACCGGGATCGCCCACAAGCCGG